CACCTTCTTTCTCGAACAGGTCGAGGACATGGCGGCGAAATGGGCGGCGTCGGGCCTCGCGAGCCTCGCCGGCGGCGCGGTGTCGAGCGCGGTCGGCGCGGCGCAGGCGACCGGCGCGAGCGGACTTGGCGCCGGCCTCTCCGCGCTGGTCGGCATCAACCAGCCGAGCGGGCTTTTCGGCACCGGGCTGATGTCGGGCGCCGGCACGGCCTCGGCGACGACCCAGACCGCCGCGATCACCGCCAACACCACCGCGCTTGGCGCCTCGACGACCGCGCTTTCGGCGCTGACCACGGCGCTGACCGGCGCGACCGCGGCCGACACCGCGAGCGGCGGCGCATCGCTCGCCGGCGGCGCGGCGACGGCCGGCGCGGCCGCGGGCGGCGGCGGTTTCTTTTCCTGGCTGAGCGGCCTTTTCAGCTTTGCCCAGGGCGGCATCGTGCCGTCGGCCGCGGGCGGCTGGGCGCTGCCCAATTTCGCCGGCGCGACCCCGGCGCTGCTGCATGCGCGCGAGATGGTGCTGCCGGCCGATATCTCGGAGGGCCTGCAGGGCATGATCGCCGCCGGCGGCGCGGGCGACGCGCATTTCCACGCGCATTTCCACGGCCCCGCCGACGCGCCATCGGTCAATCGCTGGTTCCGCGACAACCTCAAGACCAATGCCGGCGCGCTGCGCGACCTGTTCCGCCAGAACGCGCTGACCCCGCGCAATTTCTAGGCCCCATTCATGACCGCGACTTTCCCCACGCTGCCGGGTCTCGGCTGGAGCGTCAGCAAGGCGCCGCGCTTCGCGACCCGCATTCAGCGCGCCGTCTCGGGTCGTGAATTGCGGGTGCTCGACCAGCCGAACCCGCTCTGGACCTGGACCTTGACCTATTCGATGCTGCGCGACGCGCACGACACCCGCGCGGCGAGCGGCCCCGGCGTCGGCTATGACGAGCTGCGCACCTTGATGGGGTTCTTCCTCCAGCAGCAGGGCGCATTTCAGCCGTTCCTCTTTGACGACCCGACCGACGACACCGCGAGCGTCCAGCCGATCGCCACCGGCGACGGCGGCACCACGGTGTTTCAGCTTGTCCGCACCATGGGTTCGGCGCTGCCGGGTGGCGGCTTTGCCGAGCCGATCACCGCCCCCAACACGGTCTCGACGATCTATTTCGACGGCATCCGCCAGAGCGCCTCGGGCTACAGCGTCGATCCCACGACCGGCCTCGTCACCTTCACCAGCCCGCCGCCCGCCGGCCAGGCGATCACCGCCGACTTTACCTATTACTTCCGGGTCCGCTTCGCCGAAGACACCGCGAGCTTCGAAAACTTCCTCTACCAGCTCTGGGCGCTGAAGCAGGTCAAGCTTCAGTCCGTCTTTATCTGAGCGAGGCGCGTATGAGACCCGCATCCGCGGCGCTGCAAAGCCACCTCGCCGCCAACGACACGTTTCTCGTCATCGACCTTTACGCGTTCGCGCTGCCGTCGGGCGAGGTGCTGCGCTATTCCGGCTGGACGACGCCGCTCACCATCCCGGGCACCGCCTTTGCCGCCGGCAGCCTCAATTACAACGCCACCGGCTATACCAGCTTCGCATTGGGGCCGCGCTTTGATCGCTCGATGGTGACGACCAAGATCGGCATCGAGCCGACCGAGCTCGACATCTCGATCCTCGCCGGCGCCAATGACCTCGTCGGCAATGCGAGCTTCGCCGACGCGGTCAGGGTCGGGCAGTTTGATGGCGCGACCGTCGAGCTCGACCGGCTCTTCGCGCCGCCGCAGGCTGACGGTTCCGGCGCGCCGGCGACGAGCCTCGGCGCCATCGTCTGGTTTTACGGCCGGGTCGCCGAGACCGATGTCGGTCGCAGCAAGATCGACATGAAGGTGAAGTCGCTCCTCAACCTCCTGGCGCAGCAGCAGATGCCGCGCCGGCTCTATCAGGCCGCCTGCACTCATGTCTTTGGCGACGCCATGTGCACCTTCAACCGCGCCAGCCTGGCGGCGACCGTGATCGCCGCGGCCGGGTCGAGCCAGGCGGTGATCGTCACGTCGCTCAGTCCCAGCCCGGCAACGCTCTACGACCAGGGCACGATCATCGCGACGAGCGGGGCCAATGCCGGGCAGACACGCACCATCGCGCAGTTGTCCGCCGGCAACATCACACTATTAAAGGCATGGCTGGAACCCGTCGCGGTGGGGGACGGGTTCCAGCTGCTGCCGGGCTGCGACCACACCGTCGCGACCTGCCAGAACACCTTTAACAATCTCATTCATTACGGCGGGTTTCCCTACATCCCGCCGCCGGAGCTGGCGGTGTGACATGGCTTCCGTGGCAGATTGGCGCGCGGCGATCGTCGCCGAGGCCGAGGAATGGCTCGGCACGCCGTTCCATCATCAGGGCCGGGTCAAGGGCGGCGGCGTTGATTGCGCGATGCTGCTCGCCGAAATCTATCACCGCTGCGGGCTGGTGCCCTATATCGACCCCGGCTACTACCCGCCCGATTGGCATCTGCACCGCGACGCCGAGCGCTATCTCGAAAAGCTGATGCCGTTCGCGCGCGAGATTACCGGCCCGCCCGAGCCGGGCGATGTCGCCATCTTCCGCTTTGGCCGCACCTTCTCGCACGGCGCGATCGTGATCGCCTGGCCGCGCCTCATCCACGCCTATTGGCGGCGTGGCGTCGTCTGGGGCGACGCCACGCTCAACCCGCTTGCCGGCCACGAAGCACGTTTCTTCGGGGTGTTCTCTTGAGTTGTCATTCCCGCGCAAGCGGGAACCCATGAACGCGGACCTTAGCCACTTTGGCGCGAGCCCGTGTTCATGGGTTCCGGGTTCGCTCGCTTGCTCGCGCCCCGGAATGACAAAATTTCTCGGAGTGTTCGATGTTTGACCAGGCGCCAGCGGGGAAGGGCGGCGGGCCGACCCCGTTCGTCAACGCCTTCTCGAACCCGACCCTCGGCTCGCTGCGCTACAACACCAGCCAGGCCGGCAGCCCGATCTTTATCTGTTACGGCACCCAGCGGGTTCCGGTGAACCTGCTCGAATTCTGGAACTTCCAGGGCTCGAGCGGCAGCAGCCCGGGCGGCAAGGGGTTCGGCTCCAGCAGCGGCGGCAAGAAAGGCTCGAGCGCGCAGTATTCGGTCGATGTCGCCTTTGGCGTCTGCCAGGGGCCGGTCGGGTTCACCGGCTCGATCTACGGCAACAGCGGTAACAACCGCATCTGGGCGAATGGCGGCATTTCGAGTGGCCTCGGCAATGTCGGGCTCAACGGCTACGCCGGCAATGACGGGCAGTCGCCCGACCCGGTCTTTGCCAGTTCCGACCCCAACCAGCCGGTGATCGGCTATTCCGGCACCTGCTATGTCACCGGCACGCCGATGAACCTCGGCTCGTCGTCGGCGCTGCCCGACATCTCGTTCGAGATCACCGGGTTCGAGGCGGGCACCGCCGGCCCGAGCTTTCCCGACGACGCTCGGCCCGACCTGATCGTCACCGATATGCTGACCAATGCGCGTTACGGCGCCGGGTTTCCGGCGGCCAATCTCGACATTTCCGGCGCGCTCGCCGATTGGGGGAATTATTGTCAGGCGGCGCAGATGGCGATGTCGCTGCTGCTCGACCGCCAGCAGCCGGCGGCCCGCTGGATCGAGGAGATGACCGATCTGACGGCGTCGGCGGTGGTGTGGTCTGGCACGCTGCTGAAGATCATCCCCTATGGCGACCAGGCGCTGTCGGCCAATGGCGCGAGCTGGACGCCAAATCTGACCTGGCAGTACAGCCTCTCGGACGAGGATTTTCTGCCTTGGTCAGATAGCAGTGGCGCTGGTGGTAGCGATCCGGTGCTGTTGACGCGCAGCGACCCCTCGCAGGCGACCGACTGGCTGTCGATCGAGTACATGGACGCGAGCAACAGCTACAACCCGCAGATCATCGCCGCCTTCGACCAGGGCACGATCGACGCCTACGGGCTGCGCACCGAGCCGTCGATCCAGGCGCACGAATTCACCAATCCGACGAGCGCCACCGTCTCGGCGCAGCTGATGCTCCAGCGTCGGCTTTACGTGCGCAACACCTACCAGTTCAAGCTCGGCTGGACATACGCGCTCCTGGAGCCCATGGACATCGTGCTGATCACCGACGCCGCGCTCGGCCTCGCCGCCGCGCCGGTGCGGATCACGCAGATCGAGGAAAACGACAACGGTGAGCTCACCGTCACCGCCGAGGAAATTCCGGGGGTGACACCGTGACCGGAACCATAACGCCGATCGGCGTCGGCACCGCCGTCCTCCACAGCAAGCAATCGAGCGCCGGCGCGGCGCTCGATCCGTTTGTGGCGTCCGGCAACACCAATACGCCCATCGTCTTCGAGCCGCCGTCGGGCCTTACCGGTGGCGCGCTCGAAGTGTGGATCATCGCCAGCGGCGGCGCCGATTGGGGCGGCTGTCAGCTCTGGATCTCGACCGACGGCAATACCTACGGCCTCGCCGGGAATATTTATCGCGGCGCACGGCAGGGCGTGCTGACCGCGTCGCTGCCGGCCGCCGCCGACCCGGACACCACCGACACGCTCGCGATCGATCTCACCGAGTCGCAAGGCCAGCTGCTGTCGGGCACCCAGGCCGACGCCGATAGCTCTGTCACGCTTTGCATTTGCGACAATGAGCTCGTCTCCTACGAGACCGCGACGCTGACCGCCGCGTACAAATACAGTCTGACCTATCTGCGGCGCGGCGTTTATGCGACGGCGATCGCCGCTCATGCCGCCGGTGCCCGGTTCGCCCGCTTTGGTCCCAACGATCCGTCGCTGTTTCGCTACACCTACCCGGCAAGCTTTGTCGGCCAGACGATCTATCTCAAGCTGCCTGGCTTCAACATTTTCGGTCAGGCGCTGCAGGAGCTTTCTGCTGTGTCGGCCGACAGCTACACGCTGCTCGGCACCGGCGGTGTCTCGCTCGATGTGATCGCCGCCCTCGCCGTGGGGGTCGATCAGGACTGGGGGATCGTCGGCACGAGCGTTGTCGGCCAGGCCGATCTCGCCTCGATCACCGCCGTCACCGGCTACGACATCGACCTCGGCGCATCGCTGCCCTAATCCCTCACCGGAGACATCCCTTTGTCCCACACGCAAGTGCAATGGGCGCGCGGCAGCACGTCCCAAGTCGCCGCCTATACCGGCCCGCAAGGCGAGCTGGTGCTCAACACCGACGATTGGAGCCTTCAGTCGCAGGATGGCGTCACCGCCGGCGGCTGGGTGATCCGGCCGCGCCTCAACGTGCGCGTCGTCACCAGCGCCGGGGCGCAGAGCGTCAACGTCACTGACGATCTCATCGCCTGGGCGCCTGGCACCCCGGCGGCGACGACTTTCACCCTGCCGTCGAGCCCGCGGGTCGGCGAAATGCACGCCTTCAAGTATCTCGCGGCGAGCGGCGGCTTCGCGCTGACCATCGCCGCGCCCTCCGGCCAGACCATCGACGGCGCCGCGTCGGCCGCGCTCAACACGCTCTATCAGGCGCTGCGCGTCGTCTTTATCGGGAGCAATCAATGGGTCATCGCATGACGCGCCCCAGGGCCAGATTCCTAGGCGCGCTGGCACTTGTTGTCGCCGTGCTCGCAAGCGCTCAGGCGCGGGCGCAGGGCTATTCGCCGACCGGGACCTGTTCGGCGCATCAGTGGAATTACGCCTACGGTTCGATGACCACGGCGGCGGATTGCCTGCAGCCGGGTTTTGCCGACATCTCCGGCACGGTCGGCTCATCGCAGCTGCCGCTGGCGACGACCGGCGCGGTCGGCGGCGTGAAAATCGGCGCTGGCCTCGGCGTGTCGAGCGGCACCGTCAGCGCCGCGCCGCCGCAAAGCGGCTACTTCTCGTATTCCTCGGCGACGCTGGTCGAGTTCTGTCCGGAAAACGGCGCGGTCGCGCAAGTTGCCGGCGCGCTACTGACGATCCAGTCGTCCTGTGTCACCGCCGCCAATACGAGCGTCCAGGTCTTCTCGACCGGCTCTTCGAGCTCGGCCGCTAGCCTCGCCAACAGCACGCTCTACTATGTCGGCGTGCTCAACAATTCCGGGGCGCTCGCCATCGCCTTCTTCCCGGCCTCGGCCTACGGCCACGCGCCGGACACAACGTCGGGCAATCTCGGCGTCGAGGTCATCACCTCGAGCGGCTCGCCACTCACCAGCTATACCCTCGTCGGGATGGCCTATACCAGTGCGAGCGGCCAGTTTCAGGCGCAGGGTACCGGCACACTGTCGTGGTTCAACCGCGTGCTGCTCAAGGCCTCGCCGGCGACCCTCGGCAATGTCTCGACCTCTGCGGGATCGACCGTATCGCTGTCGTCGTCGGTCGTCGCGGCGATGAAATGGGCGGCCGACGACCTGCAGGGCATCCTTGTCGGCTCGGTCCTCGAAAACAACGCCAGCGGCACCGGAACCGTCGGGTTCGGCCAGAACGGCGCGTGCTCTTCGCTGGTCAATCCCAGCGCGAGCATCGCCGGCAACGGCAGCTCGATCTATGCGCCGTTGTCGCTGCTGTTCTTTGCCAATCTCGCCAGCGCGGAAGGCTATGAGACGCTCGCTGCATGCGGTAACAGCGGCTCGTCGAGCTACACGCTGACCGTCAACGGCCTCGGCATGTATGTGCAGACGCGCGGTTGAGCCGCCCAGAATGAGCACAAGATTCGCGGCGATGCTGCATCCGCATTTCAGTCCCGACATTACGCTCGGCCATCTGCTGCAGGCCGCGGTCGTGGTGATCACCGGCGGCGGCGGTATCCTCGGCGGCTATCTCAGCCTGCGCAGCGATCTCGACGCCGAGCGCGCCGAATATCGTGTCGCGCTCGCCGCCGACGAGGCGCGTCTCGCGCAGACCGAGCGCGAGCTCGACGACCGCCGCACCGAGGACCGCGCCTTTCAGGCCGAGATGCGCTCGGCGCTCGACCGCGTGATGCAGACGCTCGCCGATATGCGCGCGGAGCTCGAGCAAAAGCAGAACCGGCGCTAGGCGCCCAACTCAAAGGACAGAAACGATGGAATTTTCGGGTGCGGCGGCGCCGCTCGCTGCCGGCGATGTCGTGGCCGTGGCGCAGCGCATGAGTTGCGAGCCGGCCGCCGTCTGGGCGGTCTGCGATGTTGAGAGCGCTGGCGGCGGGTTTCTGCCCGACAAGCGCCCCAAGCTGCTCTTCGAGGCGCACCTCTTCGGCGAACTCACCGGGCATCGCTTCGACGCGACGCATCCCGGCATCTCGTCCGCGACCTGGGATCGGGCCCTCTACGGCCCACCCGGCGCGCACCAGTACGACCGGCTCGCCGAGGCGATCGCCCTCGCCAATGGCCAGTGGCGCGCCGCCGCGCTGCAATCGGCGAGCTGGGGCATGTTTCAGATTGTCGGGATGAACTTCGCGGCCTGCGGCTT